CCCAGCCAATAACAATATCCTCGGTCACATCAGCAAATGGAACGGTAAGCACAGGCTCGGCAAACTTCCACCAGCCCTCGGTTTCTACTCCATTTTTAGCGCAGAAATACCGTGCGCCTGTGATCAGATCGCCATCGGCTTGGATTTCCAAGATTTTCCACATCAGAATGTGCCCCCTGTGACCCCGCCCGTAGCGGTTAAAACGCCCGTGGATGGATTAAATTTGAGTTTAGTGGATGATACCTTGATTGGCAAATTTCCTGTGCTTGTAGTCACCCAGGACAGATACATTTCTGCCGCTGTGCTGGTGTCATCAGTAATCGCCACATTGGTTGCGTTTGTTGCAGTTGTTGCTGTCGTAGCCGACCCTGCCGACCCATCAATATTCACGCCTGTCAGGGATTGGGCGCTACTTGCCCGATTGAGTGCAATTGCGGTTGTGCCAACGTACAAAGTTGAATTACCCAAAACACCGCTGGGAATCGTGCCCGATAGCTGACCCGCTGGCAAACTTGTCAGGCTCGCCCCCGAACCGCTGAACCCTGTGGCGGTCAACAATCCCGTGCTGGGGTTAAAGTTGTACTTTGTGGAACTGACCAGCGTGGTAACTAAATTACCCGTGGTTTGGTCTGCAAACAAGGGATAACGCACCGCATTGGTGGTAGTGTCATCTGTGACCGTGGCATAGGCAACAGGCGTTGTCCATGTGGGGGCGCTTGCGCCATTAGAAGTTAAAACCTGCCCCGCTGAACCCGTTGCACCCGAAACCGCCAATGTGCTGCTGAAATCAATAGTGGTGAATTTGCCCGTTGATGCTGTGGTTGCACCAATCGACATATTGTTAATCGTGCCAAGGCTTGTTGGGGCAATTTCAATTGCACCTGTGCCTGTGGGTTTCATGTGAACATGACCCGTACCCGTTGGGCTTATGTCAATCTGTGCATTTGCACCATTGATATTGGTAGAAACACTCAATGTTAAGTTGTCACCACCACCAGCGCCCCAAGACAATTGACTTGTNCCGCCCGAATTACGCAAAGCCCCGCCAGCACTTGTTGCAGCCTCAAAAAATGGCCCGACAAACTTAGTCGTTGCCGTCATTGTTGTGCCTCTGACAGTGTTGGCAGTTGTACCGCCAATTGCAGGGGGTGCAGACAAATCCAATGTGCCGCCCAACGTTAAATTGCCCGTGGTGGTCACAGTGCCCGACAAACTAATGCCTGAGACCGTGCCTGTACCGCTAACCGATGTTACTGTGCCAGTTGATGCAGCCGACCACGATGGAACGCCACTAGCCAACGTCAAAACCTGACCGTTAGACCCTGCCGCCAAAAATGCCGTTACATCTGCCGCTGTTTGGTAAGGCAATGAACCAGCCGCACCACCCGCAATGTTTGTGGCCTTGGTTGCCGTTGTAGCCGTGCCAGCGTTGCCCGATACCGACCCTGTGATGGTGTTGGTCACCGTCAAGTCGCCCAGCGTTCCCAAACCAGTTATGCCCGAATAACTACCCGACAATCTGGCGCTGTCAATCGTGCCGCTGGTTATCTGTGATGCCGCAATAGCAATACTGGCGTTTGCCGCCAAGGTAATTTGGCCTTGTGAATTGACCGTGAAAGTCGCCACTTGGGAGGCCGACCCGTATGCCGCCGCAGTCACCGCTGTGTTGGTGATGCTGAATGTGTTGCCTGTCAGGGTTAAGCCTGTACCAGCCAAGTAAGACCCAGCCCCAGAAAACTGCGACCAAGTGATTGGGGTCACATCAATCGTGCCGCCTTGGTTTGAGGTACACACCCAGCCCGTATCAGCCAGGGTTGTGCCAGATTCAATAAAGGTGAACGCTGATGGCACTTCTGCCCATGTATTCATGTCGGCAGATCGTGCCCAAGTGCTGGCAGATGCCACATATATGCCATTGAACTGGCTCAACGTCTGATCTTTGACCAGAATCCTATCCCCAGCGGTCAGCGTGGCAACCCAATCACCCCCCGCCTGTACTGCCAAGCCAGACAACGTGATGTTGTTGGTGGTCGAATAAACACAGGATGCTTTTACATCCAAACCCTGCGCCACCGAATCCACATAGCCCTTGTTGGCAATGTCTGTGGCGCTAGTTGGGGTTGTGGTAATCGTGCCAGTTACCGTGCTGATGTTCGTGAATGAGGCGTTTTCTGGGCCATAAAAAGGCGTTCCAGCAGGGCCAACAAAATACTGAAGGGCAAAGGTAGGCTCGGGCGCAAAAACGCCCTGCACAGGGACAAAATTAGTGGTCTGGGTGACCGCTGTGGTCATGGCTTACTCGAAATAAACCGTGATACTTGCAGTTCCAGAAATTACGACATACAACCCGTTTTCACAATTGATGCCATCATAAAAATTGATATTTGTCGCCGCTGTCATGGTGAATGTATCAATGATTTTCACATCTGTGCCAGGGGTCTGGGCATCGTACACAGTCACGGTGGGAGTGCTGGAAACGGTGCTAACAAAAATGCCTTTTAGTTTTCCAGGTTGATTCTTCACCATTGCGGTGGCAGAAATCTGTGCGTAATTGGACATGGCTTGGCCTTTCAGTTCATCAAATTATATGCTTCAAAAGAGAAAAAGCCACCCCTTTTGAGGGCGGCTCTTTCACTTAGTTCATGCCGTTTTAAGGCAGGAACGTCAGGTCGTAACCGTAGATAAATACATCTGCGGTTGCGGCAGCGCCTTGGGCGGTGGTGCAACGAATATACAGGGGTGTGCCCGTAATCGATGCGGTTGAGGTTGCGGCGGTTACAACAACTGCGGTGGTCGAGTTATTACCCGACAACGCATATGCTGATTTCACTGCTGTGCCAGTAGCGCTTGGGCCTGTGTACACGGCAAGTTGTGCCGTGGTCAAACTGATGCTTGCGTTTGCAACAATGATGCTTTGAACGCTGACGTTACCAGCCACCAAGATGGGGGCGATAGTGTCAGCAACAGCATTGAGGTTAACGCCTTGGGCAGAGGCAATCAAGCGCAATGCCTGATTGGTTGCCAAGTTACTGGGGTGGTTGGTGGTGGTGCTTGCTGCGCCTGGATTAGACATGATTAAAGTCCTTTCAATGTTAATTAAGCTGCAACTCGGCAAGCGAGTTCGGGGTACAAAGGGGCCCAGCCATACAGCACATCAACGCGAGTCGGAATCGAATCGTTATTAATGGTGTACTGACGAACCACACGCATTGACAGGCCCAGTTCCTTATCGCTTGCGCGACCAGCAAACACAACGCCATCAGGCAGTTCCAAGTCAGCCGTAGCCAAGGTGAATGCGTTTTTGTGCATCACGATGTTTTGGGGCGACACAGTACCTGTGTTGTTGAAGGGGGTCACAACTGCGGTTGCGCTGGTGGTGGTAATGGTGACGTTCTGGAACTGACCACCAGTGATGATGGCAGGAGAAACGGTCACGGCAGTACCGCCGCCAGTAGCCACAGCGGTGGTCGAGGTCACGACAAAGCTACGCAACTTGCCCGAACCGTATGCGCTACGGTTTTGGGGGTTGACAGCAAACACGCCAGCGATCTGGATGGTGTCGCCTTGGTTCAGCGTCAAAGCAGAAGATGCCACCAAGGTGACGCTGCTGGTTTGTGCCCAACCCGTGCTGATGCCGATGCTGGTGGTGTTGGTGGCAAGGGTCAAACTAGCGTAAGAACCAAAGGTTTGGTTCACAACGTTTTGATCCATCTTCCAGTTCATACCAGCAGAGTCACGGCCCATCATGCCTTTTTGGTATTGCTTGCCAATCACATCGGATGGGACAAACAAACCCTTCAAGCTGTCCACAATGGTTGCGCCCGTGAAAGGCTCAACAATGCATGAACGGCGACCGTCACGGGGTGCGCCCTCGCTGTCCAAATACGCACCAGCGGTCAAGTAGGTGAGCAAGGAGGTTGGGGGAGTGCCAGCCGTACCAACGATGTTGGCGGTGTTGTTCTTTGCCATCGTCAGACCGTCAAAGTCGATTTTGTTGGCAACAGCAGCCACAGCGGGTTTCAGCACTCGGTCAGAGAACATATCCAATGACAAGGCCAAATCTTGCGTGGTGAACTGGGTATCAACGTGAAACTGCGTGGTCAAAGTGACAGGCACAGAAGTCTCGTTGAAATCCTCAACGTTCAATGCTGGGCCAGTAGTTCCAATGAAACGACCAGGACGGCGAACGTTTAGGGTGTTACCGATCTTTGCGCCGCTAACGGCAAATTGATCGTCATAGTTGCGGTCAACTTCGCTGGAGAAGGTCAACTCGTTTTCCAAGACCATCAACGCTTCGTTGGTGATCATGGAGATGGTAAGCAGATTGTTGCTCATTTCATTTCCTTAAAAAAAGATTGATTTAGCGGATTCGCCCTGCCATTCGTGCGGCTTTATAGGCTTGATATGACCCTTCAAATTTACCATCGCTGGTAAGGGGTACATCTCTGCCGTTTGCCGCCGATCTGATTGGGTTAATCGGCGCTGGCGCTTTACTTTTCCCAACAACAGTCTTAGATGTTGGCTCAGTCTTTTCATACTGGGCCTCTAGCTTTCCAATGCTTCGTAAGGCCGATGCCACGGTCATGCCTGAGAGTTTCTCTGCAAACTCGGGATTCTCGGCAAGGTGATACAGAATTCTCGGCCCTACATCTGATTCAAAGATTGCGTCCCGCACCTCGTTGCTCACAACAACGTCAGCAGACCCAACCATATCGTCAAAATCAGGCATCTCAGACTTGGCAGCTTTAACCCGATCAGTCCAGGCGTTTATCACCTTTTCCCGTTCGGCTTGCTGTTTAGCCTGTGCTTCCTTCTGCTTTTCCTCGCCCATCCTCTGTTCAACTCGATAGTCTGTCAACGCCTTGGCGTATTCATACATATCGGAGAAATTCTCTGGTTTGGGTTCACCAGTTGGTTGGGTTTCTGCTTGCGGCTTTGCCCGACCTTCTAATTCCCTGACCTTGGCCTCTAAAGATTCCCGTGCTTCCCGTTCCCGCTTGGCTTCTTGCCTAGCTTCCTCGCGTTGCTTGGTTATCTTTTCAAACCTCAATTCCAACTTTGGATTGCGTTTTCTTTCCTCTGTCGCTGTCGCTTCATCTTCCCCAAGCGGTTCACTCTGGCTTTGCGTTTCTGTCGGCTCTGTGGGAGTTTTCTCAACCACAGCCTCGACAGGCGCTCTATCAGCTAAACCCATCTTCTTGGCGTTGAACTCAGCTAAATTTTCACTTGTCACCACGTTAGCGGCAACTTTTGGTGCTTCTTGCACTTCAGACATGGATTACTCCAAGGATTTACCCAGTTGACCCAACTGGTAAGGTTTGGGCAATATTACCCGAAATCATGTCAATGTCAATTATTGCGGCATTTGTTGAATAAAGGGATTGGGTTGGTGGCTAATATCCTGGGCGGCAATATTGGCATATTGGAATTGTTCTGCATTCAATCGCTCAATTTCGCCCATCAATTGATCAGGTGACATTCTTGCCAGCAGGATTTTGACCAGGGCATCAATTTCGGTCTTGTTTTGGCTGGTAATGCTTCGGGTATTCTGGTCATTTACCCGAACCTCTGCCATTGTTTCTGTGTTATGCGCCCGTGCGGTCACATCCATCAGCTTGCGTCTAGTTGCGCCTTCCTCTTTGATCTGGGCCACTTGTGCCCTGTTATTGATCTCCAAACCAGCCGCTTGCAATTGCTGTTGCAGTTGCTGAATCATCTGCTCAGACTGTGCCAAGCGCATCTGGGCCTCGGGCGGTATATCGGATTTTTCGTCAATGTTTGCCATTGGGTTCATGGCGGCAAGGCGGTCAGCGATTACATCAGCGCCTGGGAAGTCCATGTTTCTAAATACCAAGTCCCCCGCAATATTGAACAATTCAGCGTTGCTTGTCAGCAAAGGCATCATGGATTCCACCGCTTGTTGGCGCTTTGTCTGGAATCCTGGGCCTGTGTCCATCACCACATCGTATTCACCCACAGTCACATCGTTTAAGACCTCGCCAATCTCGTTGGCCTCGTTAATCGTGGTCATGTCGGGCTGACCATCTGACCCAATAATCCGCATTACCCGTTGGGTGTCGTAAATCTTGGGTATTAGGTCAAGAATAATGCGCCCAGTTTGAGCAATGGAACGGGTCAAATTGTCGTAAAAATGGAAGTTAGACAGATCAACCTGATTCTGTTGGCCCTGCAATGCCTTGCCTGAGATATTCCCAGATGGCAATTGATTGGGGTCCATGATGCCCAGCACCATTTGCAAATCAGCAGAAATTGCCCCTGCCGCTTCCATAATTCCTGCGGGTGGCGGCTCGGGTTGCAGTCTTTGGGGTGCTGGCGCTGGTACGCCTTCTATGTCCTTTTGCTTGTATCTCAGCACAGGCATTGACTTGATGTTAGCCATTGCCCATTCGTTTTCGTGGCCCTCGTCTTGGCCTTCTGCCAGCAACCATTTGGCTTTGGGTGCAAGCGCAACCGATTCGGTCATGCTGGTGCGCCAGAAGTTGTACATCCGCTGGGGGTCTTTGGCAAACCTCACCAGACCGTATTTCTTGCGCTTGTCATCCACAATGACTTGTGCGCCATAACAAGGCACAACAGGGATATATTTCCCCGCCCAGGTCTTTTCCTCTAACACTTCCATTGCGGTCATCTTGACCCATTTCACGGCCTTGCGGAATGAGTCCCGTTCATCAACCACAGTCAACTTTGCGGCCTCAACCCGTTGGAAGAAGTTGGCGCTGTCCCCAAAAGACGTTGTGCCGTCACTCAACAAATACAGCTTGGCACGTTCACGCTCAATGTAAAAATACTCGGCAATGCGAATATCCTCTTTGGTCACCCATGCAGAGGTGTCATCCCCTGTGCTGCGTTGCTGAAAGTTAGCCCCATCGTTTGCACCTGGGTACATTTCCCGAAATATCTTCTTGTCCAGCACCGTTGTGATCAGGCATCGCTCGGCATCCGACCCATCTGGCCTGACGCTGTTGGGGTCAAAGTAGACAGTGAATGGGTTTTCAACGGCATCAATGTAGATTTCTTGGTCGAAAGAATCTTCCCGCACATACTTGTAGTTGATGCGCCAGTAGCCCCAGCCCATCCGCACGGCATAGTCAAATGCGGTGTCGTAAGCAGTGTCGGCGCTGGAATTGACCTCAATGTGACGGGTGATGCCCTCAATGACCTGGGCAATCTTGTAGTCGGCAAGGTTATTGACGGGGTGAACCTTGATGCGTGGGCGCTGTTGGCGCTGCTGGTTGGTCACCTGTCGGATGTAGGCATCAATCTTGTTAATCGTCAGACAAGGGCGGCTTTCCAGATTGCGGCTATTCTGAATCTCAACGGGCCATTGGTCACCAGCGGCAAATTTAATGTCGTTCAGCGCCTCGGCTCGGTTTGTAGAGTCCGAATCATTGACCAAGCGCCAGAACTTGATCGCTTCGTTAATCTTGGCGTTTGCGCCGTCTGCATCTTGGTAAGCCATGTTATTTACCCCATGTCCATGTTTTTCGATTGCGTAAATTCGCAGATCGGGTTGTTTCTTGTAAGTTTTCGATTCTATTGTCGCTTACATTGCGGTTTATGTGATCGATTTCCTTGGGAATATACCCATGAAACATCATAAAAACAATTTGGTGATTGAGCAATCTGACCTTGTTCACGCAGGTTTGCAGATAACCATCCTTAACCTTACGACCCGCAATGTTGCCTTTTTTGGCTCGGCCTTTTGATTTCTTCCATATCAAATTGCCATCAGAGTAATCAAACTCTGACTGTAAAACGTTTGGGGTAATGTCGTTTCGTTCCATCTAGCCCATCCATGAACCCGCTGTGGCAACCATTTGCTTTTTGCGTTTAGTGGGTTCTTTGATCATAAGTCCAATATACCTAAAGGCATCTGCCCCGTGGGAATAATGGTCGTGCAATGGGTTGCGGCTGAATTGCCCCGTGTCTGGGTCAACCTCATACCTGTAATGTCTCAGGCAAGCCAGCCCATCGGCGGTATGTTCGCGGTCAAAGTAACAGTTCGGGAATATTGTCCTGGCTGCGTTGATAGAGTCCAAAATCGGAACTCTGGGCAATATGGTGGTCTTGTACCCTGCTGCCCTCACAATGTCATCAATTGACCGCCCAGCCGCTGCCAAGGTCTTGTTTTCAGCGTCATGGGGTAGCCAAACGGTATCGTATACATACCCATAGGTTTGCATGGTCGCCAAGTAATAACTGATGGTTTTCTGGGCATCCTCAATGTATCGGATTAGCCTTGTCTCCATACCCACAAACTGCAAGAACCATATGGCAGTGCTATCTGACCAACCCAAGTCAAACACGGCATGAACAGGTTTGGTTGCGTCATAGGGCACTTTGGTAATGCGCCCATCCTTCTCGGCCTGTTGCATTTCCTTGGCAAAGATTGCCCCGTCTACGGTTTGGCGGCATAAACCCTCCCAAACTTGGTTATATGCTTCTTCATCCCTTTGCTTTAGCGAGTCTTTTTCCAAGCGCAGGGTTTCGGGAAACCAAGGGTTATCTGACCAATTCACCCGCATAGTGATGCAATCCTCTGGAGGATTTGCCACAAAACGTTGGTAAGTTTCGTCTGTCTCCAACTCAGGGTTGAAGGAAATCCATATCTCTGACCCGCCTTTGCGAATGGTTGGAATTAGGATGTTCCACGATAAACGGCTAGTGGTCTGGGCTTCTTCAACCCAGCAAATGTCCACGCCTTCATACGATTTAATGTTAGTCGGATTGTTTTTTAGGCCAATAAAGCTGAATTCTGTGCCGTTGCGACCCCTGATGCTGGCTTGGGTAATCTCATAGAACCCCAGCAGTCCAAGGCTTTCAATCTGGTCGCACAGCAGTTTATGCACAGAATCCCTGATGCTGGTCTGGAACTCTCGGGCGCACAGGATGCGGATGGGGTTCTTTGCCCCCAGGATAAGCAATGCCCTAGCTATTCCCCAAGACTTTGCCCCGCCCCGCCCACCATATAGAACCTTGTAACGGGACTTCTGAAACAGCCCTTGCAGCTTTACAGGGAACTCTGCCCTTGCAATTGCGTCAGAAACATCACTCATTGGGCTTAATGAATGTGACTTGAATCCCACCCAGCAATGGCGACCCATCAGCGTTTTCAATGGTCGTTGCCTGTATTGCCTTGCCGTCCATCCTGTCGATGATCTCTTTAATGGCCCAGGGTTCACCCGCTTCGGCTTGGCTTACCAACTGTTCGGCAATGCTTCTTAGGCGGTGCGGCTCAGTGGTTAAGACAAGGCGCAATTTGTCATAGAACATCCTGCTTTTCGCAGCGTTCTGGTTACCTACTTGTGCGCCTCGCTCTGCCATTTGATTCCAATCCTAAGTCTTTATAATTAAAAGTAATTTTTGTTGAGTTGGCTTATCTAAAAATCAATTCTTTTATGGGCACATCATAACTTTGCAATGGAAATTCTGCTTTTCTTTGCTCGTCAGTCATGTTTCTGCGTTTTTGTACTGCCCTTGCTTCAGCCTCACCAGCCAAGCGCCTATAAGATTCGTATGGCTTGTCAGCAAGCCGTGCCGCATCCCTGGCTGCGTCCAGTTCTTTGCCCGTTCCCACTCGTTCTAGTGCGGCAAATGCCCCTGGCTCGGCGCTTCTTTCAAAAAGTTTCTCAAATCTTTGCTTGGCTTCCAATTGGCTGAGATTTGAACCCCGCATCAACTTGTCAATGATTGCGGCATCTTCCAAAGCTTTGACACTAAAAACATCATTTGGCTGAAACAAGCCAGGATTGCCACCTCGGGCAAATCCTTCTCTTTGTTGCACACCATGTTGCAATTCATGTAAAGCCACACTTCTCTGCGCCATTTGACTTGGCCCTGCAACTGTAATTTGCGGTGTTTGAAATGTGCCACTTCTTCCTGGCATTAAATTTCCACTTGGAAGTTCATCCGCATACATCAATGTTCGTGCTTGCCCTGCTTGGGGATAGGCTTTATACA